TTGTTGGACCTATCATGATGATTGGATTTAATGCAGACCCTTCACAATGGAATACAATTGTTCCATTTGGAGATGCTAATACTGGTTCAACAGGAAAAGAAATTTTATGCCCTCCAGATACAGGAATATCAATATTCTTTTCAAATGTAGTAGCTAAGTTTAGATACTCAGCTTTGATATTTAATAATTTTGTAAATGACACGCCAAGTCAAAAAAGCTTTTCAAACTATGTAGTAGCTTCTCTTACAGCTACTGGCTCAAATAGCTTAAACATTCCTTTTATATTTCAATATTTCATAAATAGCGGACACAGATTTAGTCAAAATGGAGGTCTTAGATTTAATAAAAGTCATCCTGAAGATAAGAATGTATCTTTTTATTCAGATCTTAGAATTCCACAAAACATTGCTCCATTTGCTTACGATGGACATGAAGTAAAAGAAAATAATACAAAAAAATATTACTTTATTCCAATATACTGGAACACAACCATTGAAGGACCAGCCTTCTTACAAATTGAAACTCCACACCCAGCTGCACAAAAAGCAGCTGGAACCTTTGAGGGTGCATATAATGGATTTACTGGCTCAATATCTGGACTTCCACTGCCTATAGCTGGATTATTACAACCTATACCAGCTCAGTTAGGTGGAGACATAACTGAATTTTTACAATCTTGGACTGTAAGATGTTCTACTCAAAATTCAAATAAATCTCGCATCAGAAAGTCTGCAACTGTTGTACTTGTAAATATGGACCAAAGTCCTATTAGTAAAAATATTATTGATTTGATTGAAAATAACTTGATAATTATCAATCTATCAGCAGGGTACGGTGGTGAGCTTCATACATATTTTCAAGGTTTTATAACTAATACAACTTACACTAGAACTGGATCTCAATCAACTTTGACATTAACTTGTGAAGATATAGGTAGTTATACTTTGGACAATATTTATTTTGAACAAAATATGTTAATTGCTGGTATGAGACATGATCTTGCAATTGATGCCATGATTACCTGTGCTGGTTTTTGGGAATACTTCGAAGGAATACCTACAAATATAAGTGGGTTAGGATTGAGACTAAACTCAAACTCAGTAAATAATCAAGAACTTATAAAGATTAATATCACTGACAAAGTTGGAGATAAAATCAACACACTTCTTGAAAGACTAAATGATCCAGCAGGTTTACCTACATTTAGATGGGCTGAAGAATATGGATTTGTGTTAGAATCAAGAAACAATAATTCAGATACAGATTTTAAATTTACAGGCTTTGACTTAGATGGATTTACATTGACAGCCAATAGTAATTTGCCTGGAAATGATGCAAATCTAAGTTATGTTCCAGACTGGCATGGATTACTTACTAATCAATTTACAACTACTACTGATATGAAAACTCTATCAGCTGGAGTAAAAACATTTGGTAGTGCTATTACTGGATTTTTAGCAGCTGAAGCATATGAACCATTTGATACATATATCGATGGTTTAATTTCTCCAGTCCCAGATATCGTTAATGGTAGGACGCACTATATTGGTTTTAGAAAATATTTAGTAGCATCTTTGCAAAAATTCATTGTTCCTGATTATGAAGTTTTGCAATGGTTACATACAAACTATATAAAATTAGCTAAGCAACCTATTAGCACTATTAACTTTGAATGTTATGTCACTAGACCTTTGAATTTCCACGGAAGATTCAAAATTGAAATTTTGAATAATAATAACTCAGATTATACCGACTGGTATATATACGACAATCTTACTTACAATTTCAACAAAGGTGAAAACATAATTACAGCAGATATTTCTGGTGCAAACATTCCAATATTAATGAAGGATCTTGAGTAATGCCAAAATTTATTTCACTTCAATCTGTTGTTACTGAAAAGCTTCGTGAACAAAAAAATAACATGGAAGCTGGAGTATCATTTCGTTCTCCTGTAAGTAATCAACTTCAAATAGGAAGATTGAAGAATACAAACTTTGATGAAGAAACTGGCATTTTAAGATGGGGATTTTCTAATTGGGGTGTAGAAAAAGTTACATCAGAATACAAACCAAGAGAAGTTAAATAATGGGAAATACTCCAATATATGGTTTTGGATACATTGAACCAAACCAAGATCTTTCAGAAAATATCGATTTAGACGAGCTTAGATTTAAAGCTATTGAAAATCAGATATATAATCTTTACCAAATTTTCAAGAATGGTGTTTTGGAAGATGATCCTAATACACCATCTTGGAGAATAAAGACATTTGCTAACGAATTTAAAACAACAAAAATACAGATTACTTCTGGTAAAGGACATGTTTCTTATAAATATGCAACAACAGCATCAAGTAAAGATGTAACACTTCCTACAATACCAGCAAATGTTTCTTCTACTAGACTGTATGTATATGCATATGAAAACTCAGATACTTCAGTTACTGGTGATGTAGATTTCGTAGCATCACTAACACAGCTTAATGATACAGTAAACTATATCTTTTTAGGTCAAATTGATGTTGATGTAATTAACGGACTTATTACAGTTGATGATAGTGGAAGACAGGATATAAGTTTATTTGCTTCATTGTCTTCTTTGTTAACTAATCACAAGCATGTTGGAGGAAGCAACAATCCCACCCCTGTAGATTTGTCAAAAGAAGTAAAAAATTTATTATCATCTGACAATATTGATTATGTAGATGCTTCAAAAATTACAACTGGAGTATTAGACAGCTCAAGACTTCCAGAAATATCTCACGACACTTTACAAGATAAAGGCAATCTTACTCACACTGAACTTGAAACTCTTTTATTAGATATCGTTTCAGAAGATACAACTTACACACTTTCTGATTTATCTATAGCTAACAGATTGCAGATGCTTATTGCTTTGAAAAAATCAGGTGGAACAGGGATGACATATATTGATTCAAGTCAGATCAATACATTAGTCTATGTTCCTGGTATTTTTCCTAATAATTTTTCCAATGCTTCAACTGGAAATACTGCTAATTTTGCACAAAAAACTTCAGTTCCATCTGCATACACCCTTGCAGATATTAGAGACACATCACCAAGAAATTCAGGGTCAGGAATTAGTGGGAGTGTCATAAGTTCTACATTTGTTGGTGATAAAAGTTTTGTAGTATTGAATGATTTCCTAAGTGCTAAAACAACTGCATCTTCACTAGGAAGTTCGATAAATTATTTTAATAATATTGCTATTTCTGGATCAGCAACTACAGGAAGTTTCACCTTAGATACTCCATTGAACTATAGAAGTTTCAACGGTCCAGTTTCAAGCATTTTTGATAGTGCAAATAACTGGAATTCTGGTTTAGTATTCACTACATCCTTTTCATCAAATAAAGTCAAAGTTGACACTAAAATGTACACTTATACTTTGTTTGATCAACCACTATCTCTTGAAAGTGCATCTAGGATAGGAATTGGTTTTTCTTCTGGATTGGGAGAAACAACAGCAGCGTTAGGAAATATTTATATGTTCCTTGTTGTTGGTTCTGGAAACACTGATCCTGGATTACTATATGACCAGAAGATAGAATTTGCTCCTAACACTTCTGGAGCTGGTAGTTCTATCATTTATATTAGCCCTGTAGATAATGTAAAGATATTTGACGATACTGTTACAGGAATGATAGCTGGAACAAGTGCTTATAAAAATATTCTTCTTTCTGATTTTGGTGATAGTAGTCTCAAGAAGTCAGTTCATGGATATGGATTTTATTTTGCAACTAATAATGGATGGAATGCAGAAAAGCAAGTAAAGTTTGAATTGCTTACCCCGTCCGAAAGCGATGTTAATTCTTCTGGAGATTATGATGATCTAATCTTAGCAAGAAGAGCCCCATCTGAAGTTAACACATCAGTATTTGTATGGAATGATGAATACAAATATAAGAGTGGAAGTTTTTTACTTAGATTTGATTCTGGAGACACTACTACTCAATACAACCTAGTTGAATTTGATGTTGACCAACCTGCTGGATCTAAATACACTATCCAAACAAGATCAAATACCAATTCTGATGTTTTCTATAATCTAAAAACAGTTAGCACATCAGATGTTATTCAAGCTACTCCTGATGTAAATTCAAATCAAGGAAGATATCTTGACGTGTTATTCAATCTGTATTCAACACAAAATCAGGATTTAGCACCTATAGTAAATAGTCTGAGAATAAATTATTCAGCATCAGGTTCAGCTACAACAAGAACATACGATAGAAACACCACAGATGTTTCTCTTCAAAAATTTGGATGGATAAGTGATGCGTACTATAACAAGAACGTAGGCTATGGAACAACTAATCCTGATGATACAAACTATCTTAAGATCTTTGATACTTCCTCTGTAGGCAATTGGATTTACTTAAGAAATAATTCTCTTATTTCTGCTGCAAATAATACTTCTGAAAGCACTATTGAAGATGGTATTGACAATTCTACACTTAGAAATTACCTGACCCCTACTCAAGTCTTTCTTAAAACAACAAGCTATGGTTTCAATTCACCATCTGATTATCAAGCTTTATCTACTGGTGGTAATGTAATCTGTGATACTAAAAATGACAGAGTGATTGTAACTGACATTGATGGTAACTTCACAAAAGTTATTCAAGGCAACATTAGATTAAAATTACAATCTAGAGATTTTGTTGCTTTATCTGCAACATTCAATCCAACAACAAGAAAAATATTTTTAGCCTTTTCGCAAAACATTTCTTTTGTAGACTTGACTAAAATATATATTATTTTTGATGGTACTACAGTTAGAGCTGACGATGTAAGAATTGATGGATCTTATTCAAATCCAATATTTTCATTATCTGCTACTTACGAATTGAAAATAAAAGATACTGTTGAAGGATTAGCTTTAGTTTCAGCTATACAGAATGCAACTAACAGACAAGTAAGATTAGATAAAAATTGTTTTGTTAACTCTGGAAATAGCATCAACGGGACTGATCCGCTTTCAGCAGTAATCCCAGAAAGCACAGTTTCAACAACTAATAGAACTGAACAGTTCTATGCTGGAATAAGCACTTCTGTAACTGGAACTCAAACAATAACTACTGGATTAAGCACCACAAATTCAACAGTAAATAATGTTACTGATTTTAATTCAGACAGTGCTATTTCAACAACAGTAATGTATGGACCAAATAATCAATCTGACACAGTATTATTGGATTTATTAGTCGGACCTATTTATTTTGAAAATATTTATAATCCAATCAGCGTTCAATACCATGAAGCTGATAGTCTCCTAGTGATAGCTCAATCTCATTCTGATGCAGTTATTTGTTTCTCTGATGATGATACTTTAACTAGAAAATGGCAAATAACATCTGATGTAGCTAAGTTTTATGATAACAAATTAGGTTCTGCTTACTTGATGAATAGCGGAAATGTATTATTAGGTTGTCCGGCATTTGATACAACAGATACAGGAAAATTATTAGTTTATAATATATCTAATGGGTTTATTGAGACAAAACTAACTTTCAATAACGATGTAGTCAAAGCTCTTCCTGGACCTGCAACTGACTATTCAAACTTCTATGTGCTAACTGATGATGTTATTAATAATGGACAAAATTCAAGGTTGCACTTGATAAATACTTCAGGAAATATTTTATCTACCTGGGGAGATAATAATGAAATATTTCATCCAAAAGGAATGAAGATTATCTCCAATGACAACATATTGATATCGGAATAAAAATGAAACTTACATTTGATAAAGTATCGCAAAAGTTTTTAGTCAAAAATGATTTGACAGAATTTGATATAGAAATTCTTTCAAAAAATAATAACTTTTTACTTTCTGAAACTGAAGAAAATTTCTTACTATCTTTGAAAAAAGATACTGAATGTTTGATTGAACATAATAGTGTTATTAGTTTTTCATTCAACAAAAAGGTTCCATATCTTCAATTTATAACTATCAAGTTTTCCTACGACATGTTGATATCTCAAAATGATAATAGTTTTGAGTTTGGAGTTGGAGATGATACATTTATTGTTGTTTGTGAAAATATTACATACTCAATAAATGAAGATACAGTCATTCTGGCTTTGAAAGAAGCAAGCAGTTCAATAAAGTTATATGATCTTGCTTCTGGAGATTTTGCTGAAGATTTTCAACAATCTAATTTTGAAGCATTGACACTTCTTGATCCGTTTGTTATAGATGAAACTTCAAGAATGCCTGAATTTTCTATTGGTACATACGATGATGCAAGTTTTTCAATCCCAAGACCAGTAAGACAAGGCAACCCAGTAATTTCAACTGTTCCAGCATTAATAGATACAAATACTTCTGATGATGATGTTGAATATTATAATTCTGGAAATGGACCTGATTCGAAAAGTATTTATTTTAAAATTATTTGTAATACTATCTTAGAACCAACACTTTCAGCTGACGATATTTCAGAAAACCTGCAGCTAAAAGTTTATTTGCCTAACGGACTTGATACTGTAAAGTCAGCAGTTTACGAAGATATGATTTTTGTGTCTAATGATACAACTAATAATATTTCAGTCTATAAATCTTCTTTCACTTTTTACAAGCAAGGAAGATACAACAATATTGATTATGTAGATGGTTTCATGTATTTTGATGTACATTGCCCTCTTACTGTACAAAAATCAATACCTTTCCAGTTTGATTTTAGTCTTTGATAAGGTTCTAAATCAGCTGGCAAAGAATAATTCTATAATTCTATCCCAGTGGTGGTTTGAAAGTGCCTTTCGACGTAACAATCATTTTACCAAGCAATTTATCTAGTGGATATCTACAATCTGAATTTATAAACTCAGGTGATACTTATACTAGTAATAAATACTCAAAAGACCCTAGTCTTGACAATAACAAAAATACTTTAACTTTTTCTTTTGAAGTAAGAGATAAGGCTACCAGAAGTTTGTCAACTTTTACTAGGATCAAGGCACTGTATTTGTCAAACGATCAGCAGTTTGATCAAGCCTCTACAATTGCGATAACAAATTTCCCATCTACAAGCTATACATACGATACAACATTCGACTACGAATATACTTTCAATCCATTATATTTTTTCGATAGAACACAAACCCAAGGAACAATGGCAGCTCCTACAGCTGGTGGAACTGGATTATTCAAGGTATATAATTGGCCATTGTCTGCTTCTGGTGGACTATCAACTGTTTATCTCAAAGCGATTATTGAAGGACCTGATGGAAGTGACATTGAGTACCCATTAGGTTATGGTATCTTTGATCAAATTCTTTGGGAAGGTGAAATTCCCGTAAATCCTTCACAACCAGAAATCCCTAGTGGAAAAACTGGTTGGGTTGGAAAGAATACTTTACTTTCATTTACAAGTGGTAATCAATCATCTGCACAACAAGCACATAATGGTATTGGAAGATATCTTGCTAGTTTGTATGAAGTCTCTAATACTAATGGAACTTATGATGCTTACACAGCTAAAAATTTAGTAAAAAGATCTTTACTACCATCAGCTTCTATTGCCTCAACTTCACTACAAAGTTACAGATACAACGGATCTGCTTATTCTTCTGCATCTCTTTCATTAGGTGCAAATATTGGTTTAACAAGCCAAAGTTTTGGTAAAGGAGCTTTCTTCTACTCCAATACAAAACTTGTTCCAACATCAAACAAAACTGATTACTATACTCAAGCAGGTTTCTCATATACAACTAGCGGTGTAGCTGTAACAACTCAAGTTTATTTAAAATTATTTGCAGCTCCAGAAACAGCAGCTAACTCTAATGAAATCGTTTGTAGATTAGATATTCCAAATGACGGAGCACCAATTTCTTATCTATATACTGTTAATAATGGAACCATAAGTACATATAAGCAGATCACAAATCTTCCAAATAGTGTCTTACCACTTATTAAGTCTGGAGGATTGATGGAAATGTATTGCTCTTCAATGGGTACTACAAGTCTATGTATGGTGGAAACTTATTTTACTCCATATCTTGATCAATCTTCCTCATCAACAAAAAGTTACTTATTGTCAAATGCTTTATTAACATCATTTGGATCTTCTTCAGTTGGATCAGCTTTTGGTTGTCAAATTTCCTCATCTGTTGGTACTTCTTTTGATGGTGGTGTAGTTCTTCAAGAATTATTCATGGCTCAAGGCAAATCAAAATTGTCTGTTGATGTTGGAGATTGTTCAGTTGATGACATAGATGTAATTAGTTTTCCATCTATTGACATTCCACACTCATGGAGTGAATATGAGAATGAAGATTTCTTATATCTTACTGATGCACCAAGTGGGTTGACTTTTACCAAGACAACTTCAGCAGATTCAGTTTCATTGTCTAAAATTGACAGTTCAAACTCATACGAAGTAAATGCTTTTTATGAAATGCAATTTTATAAACCATCATTTTCAAACAGAAGTATTTTTGAAGTTGAAATGATACATGGTGCAGATGATTTTTACATTGCATTCAGTCCTGTTTCATCATACAGATCTCATACTGAAAAAAATCTTACTGTCAATTGGGATAGACCATTTGGCACTAGATGTGATGATAATTCTTCCTACACAGATGCTCCGCTAAATGCAGAAACAATAGTAGTAAAGTTTAGTGGGGAGAAAAATGAAATCTCTGTTATCCAAAGAACTGCTGATAATAAACTTACTAGACATGCAATTAGATCTTATGCTCCAAGTAGTGATAAGAAAAAGTTTATTTTAGAAATAACTGATCAAGTGCCTAATGGTTTCAATGGTAGATATAAAACTAAAAATCCCGTAGGCACATGGTTATTGATCAAAGAGACAACTAGTTCTAACATCAATTTGCTTGGAACTGTGAATATGTTGATGTCTCTTACAAGCAACTCTTCAGGATTAGGTTACTTTGCTGCTTTAGGTTGGAAAGAAAGTTCATACAACAGTTCAAATAATCAAATATTCAAAGTCAAGTATTCTGGCATTCCTAATATTTACAAAGAAAAGTATGATAATGATAGTTCTATTCGATCTATATTGTTATCTGATGAAGGTTTAACTAATTCTTCTCATTATCTTGGGCAAAAATTATTAAGTGGGCAAACTGATTTTGTTGGATTTAATTATGGAAATGTATTGACAATTCCAGTCAAAACATTTAACGCAGCAGTTGGAACAACAGCTACATTACCAAATTCACCATCATTTTCTTCAAATACATTCACTTCTGGGACAGCTACAACACTTTACATTGATGGATATACACCTATAGTAAATGATGTCATTCTGGTCAAAAATGAATCAACAACTACGAGAAATGGTGTGTACTATGTTTCAAGAGCTGGAAGTGCTTCAACAACATGGCAACTAAGAAGATCTACATCATTTGATAGTACTGAGGAAGTTGTAAGCAATACTTTAGTAAGAGTTGAAAATGGAACAGTAAACTCTGAAACTAAATGGTATTTGACTACTCCAGATCCAATAACACTAAATACTACAGGTTTGACTTTTTCAAATACAAAATCTTCTCCAACTAATGCAGAAGTTGCTACCACAGGGACATCTATATCAGTATCAAATCTAGAAAGCTTGACAATTGATGATATTGCAATTTCTAGTTTGTCAGTAGGCAGTTATATCTTAGTCAAAGATCAGGTAGATGAGATAGAAAATGGTGTTTATCTTAAATCTTCAACAGGTTGGTCATTAGTAACTACAGCTTATTCTGTACCTTTCAAAGTGCTACAGGGAACAATTAATGCTAATACTTATTGGTACAAAACTAGAATTCCAGTCAATGGTGAAATTTTAGATAGATTTGTTAGTACTACATATTTTAAAAATATTACAGTTGGAGAAATATCCCCATTCTATTCAACTACAAAACCAGGCTTATTTGAATTTAAGATCAATTGGGAAGACTATGATACTGCTTTCCCTATGGATCAAATAAAAGTAAGATTTTATGCTAATATTGGCACTCTACCTGACAGCTCAACTCCACTTACTGACTGGATTGGAGTTTCTTATAATCCATATGTTGCTGGTATGAGTATTGCTTCAAATAGTCATTTAGTACAAGTTGCTCTTTCTGAAAGTGATTGGAACAGTTCAGTGACTCAAGCACAAAGTATTTGGGTAGCAATCAATCTTCCTTTCAATGCTTCTTTAGGTGAAGCTAATGGAAAGAATTTCAGTAACAGAGATTATATTTACAATGAAAAATTCTCAGGTTACAAGATAGCAAATAATTTATGGCATAAACTTCATACAAGATATGAAGAAAAGTCTATCAATAACGTAAATAAAAATGCTCAACATTTTAGAGTGAGAGCAGTATCCCATGGTGAGTTATCAAGCTTTTCAACTAATTTGAGTAGCTTATCTGTTGTAGATATAAACTCTCCATCACATAATAATGATGTTCCATACATTACAGTTGCTGAAGAGTCAAACTTAAGAATGCTCCAGATTAGTATCGCAGCTGAAGATAATGAAAGTGGTCTTTTATCTTTTAGAGTTGGTAAAGAAATTGACAACTCCTACATTCAATATACACCTTGGTTGCCTTGGGATAAATATATAGTCAATAATTCAAATGAGTATTTTATATATTTACATGGACATTTGAACTACTATAATTCTGGTCCAACTTTTGATGCATTTGCTAAACAGAACATTGGTTTTTCAGGTTCAAGAAAAATCTGGGTTCAAGTGATGGATTACATGGGAAATATTTCTGAATCAAATCCATTGACTTTTGTTGCAAGTTCCCAAGCTTTAGTAGACACACAACCTCCTATTGGCGGTGTTGATTTTTACGATCCAAGAACTAATCAAATAGTAGATTTTACAAATCTCAAGAATGCATGGTTAAAGACAAATGCATATGATCTAGTCACAGGTATCAAAGATTTTCAAACAAGAAAGTTACTTGATACAGGTGCAGGAGATTGGTCTGAGTGGACACCTTTTTCACCTTACGCAAAAGTAGATTTTAGTGGTGAAACAGATGGTGTCAAGAAGATAGAAATCAAGTTCAGAGATTTTGGGAATAATACAACTCAACCAGAAATTAAGTGGAATTCTACAAAGAGGCCAAAAGTTTAATGATACCTACAATTTTTACATCTAGTTGTTTATGGAAAGGTCCAAACGATAGTGAAAAAATCATTTACTTTGCTGGAGTTTCTAAACAAGAAATTACTAATGTTTCACTTGTTGATAGCTTAGACAGTGAATATCCTGAACGTACTGCTTATAAGTTGATTGGCACTAATTCAAACGATTTGCACAGAGTTTATGAAATAACTTCTGCTGATGAGATAACTTTAAATGTTTCTACAAATATTAGTTATGGAATTGATGATTATAAAAACTTAATAATTTTTGACACAGCAATTGACGTATCAACAGTATCAGCAAAAATAGAAAGATATTTTGCTAGTCTCCACACCTCAAACTTAGTGTCATTCAATAAAGTTATCGATTTAAAGTTCCACAAAGAGAGAGCAATAACTAGTCTTGTTGCTACTGATAATGGAATATATATGTCTGGTATCTCCGGAAAAATATGGTTTTACAATGGAGATTATGTAAAGGGTCCTGTTTTTATTCTCCAAGATAACTCTTTAGATATTTCAGCTTCAGCAATGATTTCACATCAATTTGAACATGAAACTGAACCTTATTTATATGTTGCTAGTGATCAACTACCAAGACTATTCAGAGCTAAATTGTCATCTGCTCATGATGGATCTGCTTGGGAACAGGTGTATGCTCAAGGTGAATTAGCTGCAGCATCTGGAGGAATTTTATCTTTAGCTTCTGCATATAACAAACTTTTCATCGGATCTAGAAACAAAAAAATTCACAAATACTCCAGATCTAAACAAATAGTGTTATCACAACCTACTAACTTAGTTACAGAAGAAATTGTTGAAACTGAAGTAGAAACAGAAACCCTTTCTACTTCAACTTTGATATCTAATAATATTGGAGATTTTGAAGCACTAGATTTTGGAATAAAAGCATTAGCAGTTGGTAAAAATCAAGTTTTTGCTGCTGTTGATAGAAAACCAGAAATATGGGTTTATAGCGAAGTACCAATTTCAAATCCAGAAACTGATGAAAAATGGTCAAGCTATGTTTTTGATGAAGTATTTTTAGCAGATCCAGCTCCTGCTCAATATTATTCATTTGATAGCAATACACTCTCGCGTAATGACACTAATATTGGAATGGCACATTTCCATAATGATAATGTTCCTGGAAGAGCTACGGATTTTCTAGTAATCAAAGGAAACACTGTAGACGGAGTAGGTGCTACAGCCTATGGTTCAAGATTTTTTGAATTTGCTGAAGGATCTGATTGGGAACAATTAGTTGGTGCAAATCTTCCTGATCAAGCTTTTATAGATGTTCAGTGTGCTTCATACACAGCAATATCATCTTGGAACAATTTTACTTCTATAGATGGATATACTTTGAAAACTAATGACTTGATATTACTGAAAGATCAAGGTATAGCTGGAACAAATGGTATTTATAATGGAATTTATAAATACAATGATGCAAATTCAGATCCATCTATTGAGTCAATTTCCAACTACATTATCAGTGGTAACAGTATTCTAGGTTTTTATGTTCAAAACGGGTACATAAATATTGCATCTAGATGGTTACTAAATTATGACGATGTTTTGTCAACTGGAAATTATATTTTCTACAAACCATCTTACACAGTTGAAGCAGAACTTATAAATCTAAGCAAAAGTTCTGCAATTTCAAATACTGACATGAGAGATGCTCCAGAGCTTTACACTCCTGAACAGGTACTTCAATATTCATTTAATGGTTATCAAGGTTTAGAGATATCTGATCTGTATGGTAATTTTCAATTAGAATTTAGTACTGATACAGTTAGATTATCTAGTGGAACAAATGTTGTTTCTAAATCCTTGATAACAACAGGTTTAGTAAAAGATTGGCAATTTTATTCAGTATCTTCAGAAGTTGTTTCTTCTAGCACTGAAGATTGGACAGCAAGAAATTTTATATCTTCTTTAACTGCTGAAACTGAAAGCAATTTTGATGTTTTTAATAACGTAGTAAATAAATATGTATTGAAAATTGTTCCAACACTTACAGGCAATCCATCAATAGAAATAACAGGATTAGGTTTAGATGTTGATTTAGATTCAGCAATCAAAATAAAAGCAAAAATATCTCCAAAAGCTCAAAACTTATCAAATGCAAACATTAGAGCTTATTGGGCATTTTCTGATGGAAGTTTTAGTAAATATTCTGACACTGAAATTCATTCAACAGATGGATATCAAGAATATATCATCAAACCTGTATGGAATGGAAATATAGACAAGATTTGCATTGAGTTCGTTAATCTTCCAGAAAATTTCCAAAGACCTGATGCAATATTTATTGAATACATACAAATACTTTCTAACGAAAATATATTTGATATAAATAATAAATTATCAAAAGTAAGACTAAATGTGGAAGGAAAAGATATCAAGGTGTATTTGGGATCTCAATATAGTCCATTTATTGAGATGAAAAATTTTATTACTTTAGATACTTATAATCCAAAATATATTGAACCAAATCTTGCAGTTGATGACTATGACAAACCTTATATTAGATTTGGCAAATTGTCAAATGATTCTGGTGATTCATTATTTGGTTATTCAAAATTGTCATTTATTTTTGGAGAAGCATTATCTCCAGTCAATGTAAAAACTATAGATTTTAATCAATCTGTAAAATTACCATCAACAGGTGGGGTTAGGTTATTTACATACCATGATGGAACATTATATTGTGCAACTGATGGTTTTATAAGTAGCAAATTGTCAGAAAACCCAGATGATCGTCAAGGCAAAATTTTCTACTATGAGTCAAATTCTGAAACTTGGTTTTTAGAAGATGTTCCGTTTGAGAGAAAAAAGATATTTGATAACTCTGGAAACTACGACATACTCGGAATAATAAGACCTCTCACCTCAATAAGCTACAAAGGCAGATTGTTCCTTAGTGGACATTATGGAAGTATCAAGACAGTTTAATCATGGAAAATAATCAAGATCCTAGAAACACATTTATAGTTTTTGGTGGAGCAAGCCCAGGAATTTCAACAAGCTTAAGTAATCTATCATATACTTCATTTGATGGTAAAAGAATTTACTTAAATTTTGAAGACATAGATAGTGCTGGGCTTGAGCCATCTTCTGGATTAGAGTTAAGATTTTCTGTACATAAATTCTTTGGAGCAATAGCTTCAACTATTACTCCTTCGTCAACGTTTATTGATCCAACACAACCTAAAACATTACAGTTAATTCTTTCAGATGCGAACAAAATTGTAGATAGTTCTTATGACGGATCAGGTATAGCTCTAACTGCTCAAACAGTAAAAGTTTCTTATGATGCTACAGGATTTGGATCAACTGTACCAAAGTTATCTGACAACGATGTCACTAAATCTTTTGTAGCAAGTTTTACTGGTGTTGGAATTACTAACCTAACAAAAGAAGCCAATCCCCCTCTTTTCAACTATGCAACCACAAGCACAGATGGTAGCAAAGTTTATGTTTACTATACTGAAGCAACTCCTCCAATCTTACCTACTACTGGTATTTCTGGTTTTGCTATTACCCAAAGTAATCAAAGTGTAAACATACTTTCTGGATATGTATTAGATCCATCTAGTCCTACAAATGCAAAGGTTGTAGTTTTAAATTTAGAAAGCTCTCTTGCTCCTAGTGATGGAACTAACCCTGTTACTATCTCTTATACTCAACCATCTTCTAATCAATTCAAGATCAGAGATAGCACTGGAACTGGGCTAACATATGCAGTTTCTTTCTCAGGATCAGCAGTTACAAACTCAATATCTGAAACAATAAAACCATATGTAGTTAGTGCTAGAACAAACACAACTGCAGCATTTGTATTCCTTGATATTTATGTGACCATGTCTGAACCTACTCTACCAGGTACTTCAGCTACAGGTTTCAGCGTATATGTTGCAGATCAAAACATATATAAAACAGTAGATTATGTAGTAGATTCAAATACTACATTTGGAAGTATTGGAGTAACTCAATACACACTATCTATCAATAAAAGTGCATTAGGTCCAACGAGTGAATTATTCTTAACTTACTCAAAACCAGTTAATGACTACATAACTGACCAAAGTTCAAACCTAAATCAATTAGATAATTTTTCCAATTTCAAAATACAAAATCTTTACAAGGGTTTCTTACCATTACAAGCTAATGGACAATATAACGCTACTCCATCCTCAACAACTAGCTATGTTGACACTACTGGAAGCAACATATTTTTAGATTTTGGAACAAACAAATCTTATCCATCAATTCCTGGATCTGGAATAACTGGATTTAGAGTATTTATTGATGGGCAATCTTCCCCTATCAAATCATCAGCAACAGGTACTACAGGTTCAGATCATAATGTAAAGCTGACTTTATATAATAGAATTTATTCAGGAAGCACAGTTCAAGTTTCATTATTCAATAGTGATCTGCAAGTATACGGAGCATCTGGTTACGGAACAGTAAATAATTTTGAGCCTGTAACCATCACAAACAGAGCTAGTTATGATGCATTTGGATTTTTTGACACCTATGATTGGAATGCAGCATTAGGAACAACAGCTGGGTATGGTTTTGAAATTACTGATGATTACACTGATGTTTTAGTGAAATCTGAATTCTATCCTAATGCAAGTGTTATTTATGATACTACTCCTCCAAGAGGTATTGCTATTTACAATAAAAAATCTGATGATGTTGACCCTGGTATCAAGGTTCATTATTTCTCAGGTTTAGGATATTCAAGCTTAACTGTTACTGAAGAAAATACTATTGTAGATTATTCCTTATCAACTTTAAAAACAGCATTTAAAATTTATTCTACATTTGATCAAAATATCACCACGATCAATCTAAAATTAAAAAGAATAGGATCTTTCTTAAATCTTGGAGATAAGATTAGTCTCAATCTCTACTCAACAGATACAACTGGAGATAATCCACTTACTTTACTAGGATCTTTTGGTTCTATACAAGTTGACAGTTTGACTAGTGCGTATGATCTTTATAGTTTTTCCAATAGTGGTCTGTCTTTAACTGCAGATACTTATTATTGGGTAGAAGTTTTATTGGATAATCTTCCAATAGCAGTTACTGGGAATGTTTATATTTATTTAGCTACTCATTCTCTAGAAGGCAATGAGTTAGCTTATTATGATGATACTGATCTCACTTGGGTCAGATTAGCAAACACAACAGCTTACAATAAATTAACAAGTTTCTTGACAACTTCTGCTGAATTACAATCAACAGATCTTCTTCTAGATATTTATGAAACTCCAATAAAACAAGTTTCAGTATACGGAGGAAGTACTGACTTATCAAAATACGAAGTTTTAGGTAATAAACAATTCAATTACTTACTCAAAAAATTTGATAAAGTTTATGAAGATCCAACTAATCCTGACAACGATATATATCCAACAGTTACTAATTTAATTATTGGAGCGACAGCACGTAATACAAAGACTTACATTGTTCAAATAAAAGAAACAAGAACATCAGAATGGGTGGATATCTTTGAAAATATTGCTGATGTAGAAACTCTTGATTTCTTAAACTTTGCATTTGATACTCCAACTAGTTTGTATGCTGCTAGAATAGTTTACAAAGGTGATTATTTCACAATAGACCAAAGAGCTGATCTTACAATCTCTGCTTATGATGAATTAACTGATGTAGTCTCTGCTCAAATATCAAGATTTGAAGATTTTAGAGATGCAAAAGATTTTGAAAATGCAGACACCAGAGGATTTATAGACTTTACATCTGGAGAGACTACCTACACAGATATAGATCTTACTAATGCTAAATATCTATGGAGCAAACAAACAGGCAATTCTACATCTGAAATCAACGCAATAGAAACATTTGGAGACAAAATACTCATTGCTGCTAATAACAAAATGTATGTTAGTAAAAATGATACTGTTTACCCAATATTGAATGAAGCCTTAGTTGATGAAAGATACCAAATTACAGATATCCATGTATTCAATGGCAAAGCTTATGCTGGTAGTAACTCAGGTCTTCTCTTTGTTTCATTCAATGGTGAGTTTTGGAGTGTTGTAAATGCGAAACAACCATTGAGTGCATCCAATTACAAAACCATTAAACCTATTACATGCTTGACATCTATTGGTAATGATCTGTACATTGGTACTTCTAAAGGTACATCCAGCTCATCAAGTATTTACAAATATGATGGACAGTCATTATTGAATATCAAAGACTTTTCATCTTACGATAAAGTCACCAGTATGTCCGCTAAAGACTTTACTCTTTATGTTGGACTAGGTGGTGGATATGGATATGCTGCATCTTCAATATATAAATACTACAATTCAGAATGGAACCAAACTGTTTCAACAAACTTCGATAGTGTAGATGCTTTAGCTAATTCATTTACTAGAAGTTCAGTATTAGCTGCATTTAGAGGTGGACAGATTTGGGAACTTACATTTGACGGAAATGTAGCTAAATCATGGTCAAAAATTTATGATACATACGCTGACAGAGTATTTGGAATATATGATGATCCTAACTCGAATTATGTATATATTGTTGCAGACAATGGGGTTTTTGGATATTTCAAATCTATAAATGGATTTAAGAAAGTTGTATCTCATCCTAATGAAACAAATCAACTTATAAATACTTGGAGATCATATACTGCTTCAACTGGTATAACTTGGACAGATGTAGCAGATATTGAAAGTTATAATTACATATCTGGAACTGCGCAAACTACTGCTATCAACTACGGAGCAGGAACAGCATTTACATATCCAGCAAGCTTTACAAATCCTTCACTAATGATTGAAGGAGCTATCAAAGCAGAACAAGATGGAACTTGTACATTTAGAGTTGATTCAAGTGTAGGGTACAATCTTTTCTTAGATGATACTTTACAAATAAGCAACTTTAAATCTACTACTTCTTTAGAAACAAATTACTCTACAAATACATTTACTTTGTTAGAGGGAGACTTTGTAAAATTCAAGCTTCATACATACAACAATGTAGGAACAGGAAGCACATTAGCTGTTTACTGGAAGAAAAATAGTAATCAGCCATATGAGTTAATTCCAAGTACACAATTCTACGGTCCAAACAAAATCAAAGCGATGACTGCTATAGGGAATACATTCTATGGTGCAAGTCAAGATGGATCAATCTTTGAGTTTTCTACAACTCCTTATGAAGATAACACAAGAAATGTTTATGTAAGATTTAAGGATCAAGCTGGAAACATTCAAGGTGTCGTTCTACCTGCTAATAATACAGCTTATCCAATAATCAAAGACAAATTATTACAAACTTCAAATGTATCTAATAATCCTTCATCTTTCGTACAAAATGAAGTTACAAATATTGTTTCAAATACTAACACCACTATCAATACTGTGACTGGTGATAAGCAAAATAGCAATACTAATAGCCAAACTCAATCTCAAGTGAACGCTAATACTACAGCATCAAGCACAACAAATACCGCTCCATCAACAACAACCTTATCAACAACAAATAATAATGGAGTTATATATCAAATACAGAAAAATTCTGATAACTCACTTTCAAGAAAAGGAATATATGTTCCACCTTCAAGATTGTATCCAGTATATGCTCCAGACAGAAAGGTAAGAGAGATTGGTATTTATGAACCGCAGCCAATCTATGTTCCTACGCTTATTGCATGGACACAATTAGCTGCTTTGATATTAAATAAATATCCAGTAACTCCTGATACTAATTTAGACAATGGTACTCAAGTTAAGATTTATATCAAATCTGGAAATACAAGATCTGAGTGTTTAGCTGCATCTTATGGAGAAGCAGAAACATTATCTACTGTTAATGATATTTATGCATCGACTAGTGCACAAACATTAAACATTGATCTTTCTTCGTATTCTGGTAAATGGCTTCAATATAAAGTTGAACTCATTACTGCATCTAAAAACATCACTCCTGAATTACTCTCTGTAGCTATTTCGTATACATCATCAACTGGAAGTTATTTCTTCACAAGAATGTTTGATACAGAAAACTACGATACAGATGCTCCTTTGATTAAAAGAGGATTGTTGACTTCTAATGAGTTAAAAAATAATGGAAGTATTGTATACGGATATACAACTTCAGATGATAGTAATGAAACTTATAACTTTGATAATTTTACTATCATAACTCCTAATAAAACTTTTGAACTCAGTCAAGCATCGAGTAAAATCAGGTTCGGAATTCTACTTACTTCAGTTGGCAGTAATCCATCTATGGTATACGATTTTGCCGTACAACTTGATATAGGAGATGCTAATATCAAATTTATGCCATCATTGTAGGATCTAGATGTCTAATAGAACAAGTATTTATAAATTTTTGTATTCACAATTTGGAGATATATGGTATCCAGGTTATGACTATGAAAATATGGTTTCCATTGAAAGACAACTTTCTGGTGTTAATTCTATTGTAGGTCCAGGTGTTATAAATGGATGGACAATCGAAAAACTATCAGATAGTAGAACAAACCAATTATTATTACTAAATGGATATGTTTCAAGTTCTACAAGTGAATATGGCTTAAAGCTTTCTGCTCTCAATCTTGGTTTTACAGTCACAGTAAAAGCTGCAACAGTTTCAAATATATCTCTTTCAGGACAACAAACTATTGATAATGTAGCTGTTGTTACTGGAGATATTGTTCTAGTCAAAAATCAATCTACATCTGCTAACAATGGTATATACACTGTTGCATCAGGTTCATGGACAAGAAATTCTTCTCTTGATAACACTCTTGATTACAACAGCAATTTTGTAGTTTATGTTCAAGAAGGATATGTTAATAATCAAACTCTATGGATTGGAGTAACATCAAGTACAGGTTTTACTCTTGGATCTACAGCTTTACATTTTGATGATGCTTTCAAACAATGTGTAGTTGTAAACACTGGAAATGGAATTATTTCAAAGTATAGAGCTAAAACTGAAAAACCATTTTTCTTCAGATATACAGTTACTAACACTTATTATGTTTGGGCAGAGCCTGGATTATCAACACTTTCTTCAGGTTTTTGCAACATAACTTCACCTTCTGATCCTAATTCTAAATATAACACTTATTCAAATGCTGTTTATTTAGGGACTATCAAAGTTGAACCAGATGCAACTTACTCAAATGTAAGTATCGTTTCTTCAATAGTTTTAGAAGAAAGAAGAAATCAAATCAATGAAACAGCTGGAGAATTTCAAAGACAACTCCAACTGTCTTATCTAAAACATAAACATCTGGGAGAAACTAATACTCCTTCAAAAATAGATTTACAAAAATATGTTTTCTTATTAGCGCAAAGTTCTGATAATTTTAGTTCTTATAACAACTCATCTATCTTCTTACTCAAAAATCAAGATGGAACTAATTTCACAGAAACATTGTCAACTTATGGGGAACCAATAGTTAAGGTTGATGGTAATGTGCTTGCTTCAACTGAGTACTCTATAACATCAGTATCCCCATACACTCTTTACTTCAAGAATACAGTAAAATCAAGTTCTAAAATAGATGTTATTCTTCCAATTGCAGATAGAAAAACATTAATTTGCGTAGATAGTTCTTATCAAAAATTAACTACATCTCTTACAACTGAAACTTACATTACTCTTTCAGATAGCACAATTAATCAGAAAACTAATCCTGATGGATCTATTCAAGACTTTTATGTTCCATTCTCATGGGGATCATACGAATACACTGTCAATGGATTGTATATCAATGACATTCTTATCGATCCAATCCATTACACAATAAATAACACTTCTGGAACTATATACTTAAACAAATCACTACCTAACTACTCTGATTACACGTTTGAAGATTTAGTAATCTATGTTGATAAAAATGTTATTGAGTTTACTGAAAGTTTGAAAAATAAAAATATTGCTAGTGTTTCAGCATCAAAAATTAAGTCTGGCAAAATATCTAGTAATGTTTTAGATATAACTCACAGCAATCAATATAGATTTAGAGATTTATGTACTTTCACTCCAGATAAAAATCTTGTTGCTGGTATTGGAAGAACCATCTTATAT